CCCACATGTAGACGGTCTTGTAATTCTTCGCAACGTCAATGTGCCTGCGCACAAGTTCGGATGCTTTCATCATTTCTGTTCGCCCTCCTGCGGCGTACCCGCGTTGTCAATCGCGTCCTGTGCCTTCTGGCTCTGGGTGCCAAAGTAGAAGGTCACGACTGTCAGGAAGATGGTCAAAAAGTCCTTACCGGTGATGTCTCCCCGCAGGGCGAGGACGGCAAAGACGATGGTCAGCGAGAGTGTGACCAGGCTCTTGACGCTGAGCAGGTTGCCCAGCCGCTTTTTGATGTTTTCCATATGTGCTCCTTTCATTCTACCGGTTCATTCTTTTTAGCGAATACTCTCTTGAAAGCCAGCAAGCCCAGCTCTGAGACTGCTGCGCCTCCGGCGTAGCCGAGTACGTCAGACAGGTCTACCGACGTACCCAGCTCCGGGTTGTGTCCAACTGCGATAAGGACAGCGATGGTTTTCAGCGCGCACGCCCAGATCAGCACCATTGTCAGAAGCCGAAGAAGGTAAATGACGATGGTGCGCGCCATCTCGCCTTTGCTCCACTTGCCTTTTACCCGCAGATTTTCCTCCCAATTTATTGCGCACTGCTATGTCCGCACTGCGCCTCCAGCTGGTGCAGGAATTTTTTCACGTCGCCGTTCCCGCCCATCTTTTTATACTTCTCTCCGGCGATCAGGCGCTCTGCCATTGGCATTTCCTCCGACATGATGGTCAGCCTGAGAATTGCGAGATACTGCTCGTTCTGATGCGTCTGCATCTTGTCGAGCTTTTTGTCGATCTCTGCAATGCGCGTATCCTGCGTCGTGGTCTTCCCGCGCTTTCTCTGTACCGCGCCGACGACGGCATTGACGACCGCCGTCAGCGCGGACGAGCCGAGCACGGCGCAGACGAGGGTAACGATGATGGTCTTGGTGTCCATGTGTTCTCCTTTCTCGCCCTCGGGCGGCTGTTATTCCTGTTCTTCCCAGTCGGCCGGATATTCCGTCGGGCTGAAATCCGTGCCGCGCTTACTGACGTAATACTTGCCGCCAAACACGCACCACTCGCCGACCTTGTAAATGTCTGTCGCGTTGTTGGGCTTGACCCATGCGCGCGCCGTCTGCCTCGTCGTGCCGTGATACGGAATATTAAACGTCGCCCAGGCAGTTTCGCCTGGCGCGATGTCCGGGTGTGTGGCGTTGTCATACGCCGCGAGAACCTTCCACGGGTCGCCGTCCAGAAGGAAGATTTCGTCGGTCTTGTGTACGCCCGCCTCCCACTCCGGATAGAGCGCCGAACACATGATCACTTCGTCCGCCATCTCGGGCTGCTTGCCCGCCATGAGCAGGCGCACGGCGTTTGCCGTGGAAACGGTCAGATCATACGTCACAGGCTGGACTGTGACCGGCTGCGGCTCCGGCAGCGGGATATTCGTCAGTAGCCAGCTGCCGTCTTTGATGTCCTGCCGGAGATAATCGATCGGTACGAACGTCCGCAGCTCGAAGCCGTTGTCCGCGAAGACCACGACGGGACCGGTCAGCGTCGTCACCCCCGAAAGAGAATCGCCCGTAAACCGGACCGAGCCGGAGGTGCTGTATACCCGGACGTTCGCGTAGGTTTGATTATTGTGTGTGATGTACATTAAATAACCCCCTAAATCAATTTTCCGTGATGGTGCAGGTCGGTGTCCACACAACGTTGCCGTTTCCGTCATATGTTTTCTTTTGTTCGAACAAAATGCGTGTGTTTGTTGTGGCTACAAATTCGTAAGTACCTTCTTTTTCGTTTGATACAGTTACACCGTTCAAAATAACGTTGCCGCGGCTGTTTCGTGCCTTATATGATATGGTGATCGGAACTTTACTTCCAGAATGAAACGTCAGTGCTGCAGCATCCGTTAGTTTTTCGCCGTTAACTACGGCATACATGGAATAGGTACTGCTGTAAGAAACAGGGACGCTCAGAATTACCATGAATTTGCTGGGAAGTCCCCTTCGTAAAAACATTCCCATTGATGCACCCCCTAGAAGCAGAAGCAAAATGGCACGCCAAGCGCAGCGCCGCCCCGGATAGTTCCCTTAGTGCCGGCGGATGATACGAAGATAAAATTTGTGGTGCCGTTTATAGACGGGGAACGTGTCCACCATCTGGATTCCGCGCCGTCTAGCATTTTTATTTTGCTTCCGTTTTCTTTGTAATACTGATATTGTTTACCTTCGCCTGGCGCGGAAGAATCAACATCACCAAACACTTCCACATCGCTTGGAAAAAACAGTTTGTCTGCCGTTGTTACGATGGTGGTGCTTTTGTTGCCCGCAGATGTCAGTTTATTCACATTCTGGATGCCATTTTGCACTTCCAGCGGCAATTGAACCAAGATGGCAGGAAGATGTGTTTGCCGCATGGCGCAGCCAGCCCAACCGTTTCTGTTTGTGTTGCTGCCCTCCATTTCGTTTTTTCCGTAGCAGTCGTGCAACTGGAAGGTAAACGGGGCTTTGCCGAAGCCATCGGAATAGTCGTCGTGATTGATACCGATAATGTCAACCAGATAGTCCGTGGAGCCAATCATCATCGCCTTCTGATCTCCAATCTTCCACGTTGAGGGGACAACCTTTTTCTGGCAGATAGCAATGATCTGTTCCCAGGTATTATCCGAAAAATTTGCCTCATATGAAGGCTTAATTCCAGTAAACCATCTTGGGCTCCTTCCGCTCATCCGAACACCACCACCTTCACGGGGACATTCACCGTCGGCGCTTTGCCGATGCACTGCGCGGTCAAAGAGTTCGCGCCAGTTACGTAGTTGTGGATGAGTGCGAAGCCCTCCAAAAGTGCAGCGTCCGCGTCCGGGTCCGTGCCCGAGAGCGCCACGTCCCACTGCGGGTCAACGTCATAAGAAGCTTTCAACCCCGTGATCGTGATCGTCTGCGCCTGGTAGCCGTGCGAATCCGCAGCCCAGCCCGAGGCAAGCAGCGTGCCGGTGTACTGTTTGATGTTCATAGGCTCATACACTCCTGTAATCAGCTCGCCCGCCGCGTTGTGCGCCGTCTTTCCCTTGAGAAGTGTCTCCGGCGTTACGGTGTCGGCGGTCAGGTCAAGCTTGACTTCGCCGTTAAGGGCGACTTTGTTGACTGCCATCTCAGCCTCCGATCTGGAGCGTCTGCCCTCCTGCGGCGTTGTCGGTGTAGGTGACGGGAATCGCCGCGACAGTCACCTGCGACAGATAGTCATACGTCTCATCCGGCGTCACGACCTGCTCGGAAAAGCTCGGCGTGACGTTCTTGTTTGCCTGTGCCTTGACCGCCTCGCCGCCGTAGCTGCCCACCACGCCGAGAATGGTAATGCCGGACTTGATATTGCCGGGAATGATCTTTGCTTTTTCGGTCGCCTTGATGCGCGCTTTGCCGGAGCCGTCGTGGAAGCCCATTGCAATTGTCGGCTCGTCTTCCGCATCGGCAATCTCGAGCGTCTTTGCGCCGTTGTCCGGCATGGTGCCGGTCAGCTTCGAGCCGCGCGCGTAGAATGTCTTGCCCTTCAGAACCTCCGCAACCGCAGCGTCCGCGTCCTGCGAGTTGACGTCAAACTCGTTCGTGCCGGTGATCGGCGCGCCGGACTTGTCGTGCGCGGTGACCCCCTTTTTGAGATCACTCGCGACAATGGTGTCGCCCGACAGATCGAGCTTGACCTCCGTGCCGACGATCAGTTTGTTTACATACTTGTTTGCCATATGCTCACTCCTAACTGTTCATATACTCGTCGCCCATGATGAGCGTCAGCCCACCTGCGGCGTTGGATACTTCGTACTGTGGAATCTTTGCGACGTTCACGTCGCGGGACAAAAGCCGGTTTCTGGTCGGCAAGACCACCGGCTCGTAAGTCTTCGGCGTTACATCGTATACGCCCTCATAGGGCTTGCTGCCTCCCGTGTAAACCACCTTCGCCGGGGCGATCTTCATCTTGATCTCCGGCTGGGAAAGCGTCATTTTAATCATATCCAGCCTCCTTCAAGAACTTTTTCGCGTCCGTCTGCACGATTTCAGCTGCCATCGGGTTTCCGTCGCCATCCGTTAATGCAAGCTGTAGCCTTACGGTGCTTGCTTGCAGCCGCATCGCGTCTGCATACGGGATTTTTACAAGCAGGTGCGTTTCGTCGACTACTGTAGGTTCGTACTGGAAGAAGGAACATCCCTGCCTTACGTAAAACTCAAGCTTCGTCGCTTTCGTCAGGTCAGTTCCATCAACTTCCACCGATAAAGCGTTTGCAATTTTCTGAAACACTGAATCACCCCCCTATGTTTTTGGGATTCCGACGACGTAATCCACCACGTAAGAGCCGGAAATCTTCGAAATCTTCACGCGGTCGCCCGCCTTGAACGAAATCGACGTGTTGCATTTGTAATGCTTTTCGCTTGCCGTCGTGCTGCCGTCAAAAATCAGGCTCAAACCGTCGGAATACACAGCGCCGACCGTCGCGAGGTCAAATGTCGGCGCTGTTACCTTCTTTTCTTTCTGCGTCGATAAGCCCGGAATCATGCAATCACCGTCCTTTTCGCTGTGTGTTTCATCAACTCTCCCGCTCCAAGCGTGATGCTCCAAGCGGTTTCTTCATAGATTCCGCCGATATCCGGATGGTCAATGGAGATCGCGTCCCCGATGCCGTGATTTCCCTCAGAAAATGTCTCGAAACTGATTGTTTTTACCGTCTGCTGCGACTCGCTCATCAGCCGGTTCGCGATGGTCTGCAATTCTTCCTGAGATGCAACATTGTCGACCTTCGTCACCTGAACGATTCGCATATTCCGCTTGAATGTCGAGGTCGCGGACGACGGCGATTCGTTTACCGCCGTCGCCACAAGCGCATCTTCCAAGTCCGGATTCGAGCAGACGCACACAAAAACATTCGGCGTGGAAAAGATGTCCGTTTCCTCCGAAGCGTCTGCCGAAATCGGTCTCAGAATCTCCGTCCCGCCGTACCGGTGCTTGATGTTTGCCGCAAGCGCCTGTGTATACGGCTCGATATGGGCGATGCCCTGCACATCGAACCACACAGGCTTGTAGTTGATCTCCGCCAGAAGGTCATTGCAGATCGTCAGATAATCTGTTCCGATCTCCCAGTCCTCGCGGTCTGTGGCAAGCGCTGCCGCAGAAGCTGTTGTGATAGCAAGTGCCACGCCGCACGCCGTCAAAATCTGCTGAACGACCGTCAAGTAAGACGTGCCCTTTGCATAATGCACCCGCGTCTGCGTTTTGTTGCTTTTGAGCAGCCAACACCGGTCATACGCTTCCACTTTGACTGTCTTCCCATACTTTGTGACCGATGTCGTCACCGTTGCGGCACGGAACACCCCGAGGGGATATTCCGTGCCATCCACGGTCAAAATCGGCTGAATTTCGTCTGACAGCAGGTCTACAATGGGGTTCACATAGAATTCGCCGGAAAAGCTCGACTTGATCTCGCCGGACGCATCGAAATAAACCGTTGGGTCATTTCCCGCCGCCCAAGAAAGCGCCGAAACCTCGCCGCCTTTCCGAAGAACTGCCACGCGGTAGGAAACGTCACGAATCAATGTCGATCACCTCCGCGTAGTCGATCTGCTGAATTGAGAAGTTGACGACGGATTTGTCCGGGTTCACTCTCGACGTGTCGCTTGTCTCGTTCAGATAGCCGATAACCATCTCGCCCGACTGCGTTTTCAGACACACCAGTTCGCCAATCAGCGCGTCAAATCCTGCCTTGTCCTCGTCTGGAAGGAAAACTGCCGTACCGCCGACCTTCTTTGTCACGAACTCGCTTCTTTCCGCGTGCGGGTACGTGCTGCCATACATGAAAATGTACTGAATGTCGCGGTTGATCGCGTTCTGCACCGGCTGATTCTTGAGCCCGCAATGTTTGAGCGTCACTTTCTTCCCGGACGCGATGCCGTAGAGCGTCACATACTGTCCGGTCGTGATTGTCGCCGTGACCGCGCTTGACAGTCCATAATTACTGGATTCCGCATAGCAGCCGCGCACCTGGTACGTTGTGCTGCCGGAAGACAGTTCGTCAGTGTACTGCGTCTGCGTGAGCTTCGCGATGGGCTTTCCGTTGCGGTAAACCAGATAAAAGTCATAGCTGCCGGTTGTCTGCCAGCTTAAGTCCGCTACGCTCGACGCCTGCACGGTCAGCGTGATCGCCGCGCCCGGCGTGTTCGTCACAGGCAGCGCCGCCGTGCCCCAGTTGGACCACATGCCGTACTGATTCTGCACGCGCACGCGCACCGTGTGACTGCCGTCCGCGAGATACGCCGGGCTTGTCCACGTTTTGTCCGTGCCGTAGTGCGTGCCGCCGGAAAGCTTTCCGTCCAGCTCTACCTGGTACGCCTCCTGCTCGGAGGTCTGCCAGCTGATGGATGGGCGTGGGCCCGTGGACTTGATCTGAATGCTCGGAGCCGTCGGCGCGGCAATCACAACGATCTGTGCCGCATCGCTCCATGCGCCCGCAATGCCGTCGGCGTTGTAGGTGCGCACGCGCCAGTATTTGATGCTGGATGTGAGCGTCCCGGCAGGACACGTCCACTGCCGCGCCGAGCCATTCACGGTTGCAAGCGTCTGCCATGTGCTGCCGTCTGCGCTTTTTTGCAGGTCTGCCTTGCTCTGCGCCGTACCAGTCGAAATCGAGTGCTGCCACTGGAACAGTACGTCCTTCGAGCCGTCAATCACCGTGTCGACCGGGCTCAGAGGCGCTGCGGTCGGCGTTGCGTCAGCGGTCGAAAGCGTTACCCATTTGGATGTTGTGACCACGCCGCTGTTCGCCGTGACCGCGACCTGCCACTGGATGCTCGTCGTGCCAGCGAAGGTGTTGGCAGGGACGGTGACGCTCTGCGAATTGCCGGAGACGTTGATCGTGTGAATGGTGCCGCTCGTGCCGGAGCGCCAGCGGAAGACGGCAGAGGCTTGTTCCAGCGCAGGGGCGCACTGATTATCAGAATCTTCCGCTACACGCCACGTGAAAGTGTTATCCTGCGTTTTTATGATTGTACCTGAGGTGGGGGACGTTTCGCGTAATGTCAGCCCTATCGTGTCACTTTCATCAACCGTAACTGTTAAATACGGAGCATTTGCACCACTTGTTACTACAGCGGCGGAACAATCAGTGTACTTGTGGATATAGAGAGTAAGACCATACCTTACACCATACTGTCCAACATAATCGTCAATTTCGTTCCACCCGCGTGAGATAGTTACCTTAGTGTCACCATACGTAGAAAAAATGTGATTGGGGGCCGTGTTGTACGTAATAGATTCTGCGTCAAATTGGTCGAACAGCACGCCGGTGTATGCCTCATTCTCACCTGTTATACTGCTTAAATATGCATGTGCAGTCGAGTCTGTTATTCGCTTAAAACGCATATTTTCGGGAAGGTCTTGGAATGTCATCATCAAATAGTCACCTTTGTTAAGAGTGACGGGGTTTGATGTATGGTCGTTTACACCTCTTGCCGAATTATCTAAAAATGCAAACTTTTTGATTTTTAAAGTAGCCGTAACGCTCAATCACGTCACCCCCATTCTGGCCACTCGTCTCTGGTTTTTCATGCGGCGGATGAAATCGTCGATTTCGCGGATTTCGCGCGCCTGCACGATAAAGTTGTAGGTATCGCCGCCGGAGAGGCTGCGGCCTTCCTGGTTCGTTCCGATGAAGTTTTCGCTTCTCATGCAGATACCCCCATCCGCGAAGTCAAACGCTCATTTTCTGTAATTCGGATAATGTCATTAAACTGCTTCACCCGGTCGGCATTGATGTTGTAGTAGTTGTTCGTCGTGCCAGCTCCGGCAAGAGCCGGAAGATGCCCGAAGGAAGACATTCCAAAGGTCATCGTTCCGAAATCGAGTTGGCTTTGAATCCCGCGCTTGACGCTCGAGAATTCTTTATCAAAGCCCTGTCCGAGCCCTTCTGCCATATATCCGCCAATACCGGCGAAGACCTTAGACGGGGACGCGATGCCGAGGAAGCTTTTCACACCGTCTACAAGCCCCGTGAAGACGTTTTCAACCGTCTGCTTGAAACTGTTCCACATATTCACGAAACCGTTTTTAATGCCCTCGACAATGTTCTTACCGATGCTTCCCCAGTCAAACGAAAGAAATGTGTCCACGATAGACCGAATCAACTGTGGAATGACAATGACGATATCCGGAATCGCTTCAATCAAGCCAGTTGCCAAAGCCGCAATGATTTTGGGACCTGCCATGATGATCTCCGGCAGATTGTCGATAATGCCCTGCACGATACCGAGAATCAGGTTCGGAATCGCCGCGATCAGCTCCGGCAGAGCCTTGATAAGCCCATCTGCAAGCGCCATTGTAATTTCCACGCCTGCTTCAAGAATTTTCGGCATATTTACAATGATTGCCGTGACAAGGTTCGCGATAATGTCCGGAACTGCTGCAATCAGTTTCGGAGCCGCATCTACAAGCCCATCAACAAGAGCCAGAATGATAGCAAGCGCTGCGTCAATCAGGTTCCCGAGGTTTTCCGGGCTGGTCAAAACCTCTACGATTTTAATAATTGCATCCGTTGCGGCGGGAATCAGCTGCGGGAGCGCGTCTGCAATACCCTGTGCAAGCGATACAATGACATCAATGCCAGTCTGTGTGATCTGCGGCAAAAGCTCAATGAAAGCCGGAACGAGTGTGTTGATGACCGTCGGCGCAACGTCCGCCAAAACCGACAACACAGACGGCAAAGCCGCCATAAGACCGGTTACAAGGTTTGTAGCGCCCTCTACAAGAGACGGCAGTACCGTGCCCAGAATCGCCGGTAACTGTTCGCTTACCGTTCCGATAAGGGACGTTGTCGCTTCGACGATACGCGGCAAAAGCTCCTGAATCCGAGGAATCAGATTATTTCCCGCGATGACCACAGAATCCGTAAAGTTCCCTACCAAAACGCTCAAATCTTGGTCAGGGTCTGCCATGCCTGTCACAAGATTCTGCCATGCGGATTTCATCATACCGAACGAGCCCTGAATCGTGCTTGCCGCTTCCTCTGCCGTCGTGCCCGTGATGCCCATTTCCGTCTGCACCACGTGGATAGCATCCACGATGTCCGCATAGCTTGAAATATCGTACTTGATGCCGGAAATCTTCTCTGCGTCCGCAAGCAGCCGCTCCATTTCCGCCTGTGTGCCGCCATAACCGAGCTTGAGGTTATCCAGCATTGTATAGTTCGCTTTCGCAAAGCCTTGATAAGCATTTTGGATGGATGTCATGTCCGTGCCCATCTTGTTTGCGTTATCGGACATATCGGTAATTGCCAAGTTCGCCTTGTCCGCTGCCGCGCTTGTGTCTCCATCGAGAGATTGCAGCAGAGAGGCCGAGAAGCTCGTTACCGTCTCCATATATTCATTTGCGGACAGGCCAGCGGTCTTATATGCGTTGTTCGCATAATCCATAACCTGATCTTGGCTGTCCTTGAAAAGCGTTTCCACGCCGCCCACAAGCTGTTCATAGTCGGCGTAAGCGGCAACCGCTTTCGTCCCGAGCGCTCCGATTGCGGTAGCGCCAGCCGCAACACCAGCAACAGCCACTTTACCAGCCGTAGCAAGCCCTGATTTCAGCTTTTCGCCAAGCCCGGATGTTTTCTGCCCAACTTCATCAATGCCTTTATTCGCTTCGGTCGTATCCGCACCGATTTTTACAAAAAGTTCAAATAGATTCATCTTTCACCACCAGTCCGCACCGCTTAACAACCTCGGCGGTGATCTCTTCGCAGGTTCGGTTGTCCTCCGGCTTCGGGTCTATCAGATCGGAATATTTTGCCTGCACGAAGCTGCCGCCCGCGAATTTCGCTGTGTTTTCCGTCATTGTGCGCAAACACTCCGCTGTATAAATACGGAAGGCTGATTCTTCCTGCTGCCGCTTTACCAAAATCGGCAAAAGGCGAATCAGCCCTCCCACACTTATCTTTGGAGCCGTCAGAAGCGCAAGCGTTACGCTTTCGCCTCCGACGCGCACGATTTGAAAAAATCCAGCATATCTTTGTCCTTGACAATCTCCTGAATCTGCCGCATGGTCTTGATAATACTCTGCTTTTTGATCGCCTCGACGGTTGTTTCGTTGACCGCAGCCAGAATACCGAGTGTATCTTCCCGGTGCTTTTTCAGAATCAGGGGAATCCACTGCCCGATCTTCTGCGCACCGATCGCGTACCGTTCTCCCGCCGTCTGCGGCTTCTCCGCGTCGATCTGTGCTTTCAGGCTCTCCCGAAGCTCGTCGTCCGTCAGGATGTTGAGCGCGTACACGCTGACCTCGCAAAGAACGTCAGCCGCCCTATCCGTGCTAAGTTCCGAAAATTTCATACTTTCTTCTCCTTACGTTTCAGCCGTACCTGCTTTGATATAAACCTCATACGGCACAACGTCCTGCTTCGACATCGAATAGTGCGCCGTGTACTCAAACGCCATCTGCCCCTTGTTCTTGTCCGCCGTTTTCAACTGGAATCCGCCGGTCGACAGCGCGTTCATAAGCCGAATAGCAATGAAACCGCCATTCGTTGCACCGTTCTTGTCGGAATAATCGCCCACAAGCCAGATGTCCGAAAAGTCGGACGCCGAAAGATCGCGCCGAGGAACAACCTTCGTCGTATCCGTGCCGTCAATGTCAGCCGCCGCCATGAGAGATTTCGCGGAGGCAGTCGTAGCCGTTACAAATGTACCGGAAAGCTTCACTTCGACATCGTCCAGCCGCTTCATTTCCATTGTGTTCTTGGGGCAGTTGTCCACGTCTGAGCCATAGTCAGAATACGTCGGTGTCGCGGAAAACGTAACGCCGCCGGTAGTTGCGCCGATCTGGTTCTCCGGTTCAAACGTTCCGGTTGCAGGTGTAAATTCGCTCAAAACAACGCCAGCGTTGATTTGCAGCTGCTTAAACGTATCCGCCGGAATTTTTGTAAATTTCGCCATGAAATCAGTCCTTTCAGTTCGCGGTAATGTATTCGACCGTTACGTTCAAATACCGCCGCTTGATGTATTTGTCGGAATCGTCCGCGATGTTCTGGCACCACGGCGTTCCGCGCTTAATCCAAATTGCACCGCCGTCGCACGGAACGAACACGCCGCCCAAGCCGATCGCGTCCGAAATTTCCTGCGCTTTGGCATTCGGTTCTGCTTCCTTTTCCGTGTAGTACCACAGATTCACCGTAAGCCCGATTTCTCCACTATCCCATGCGCCCGTAATAAGCTCATACGTGAGCCACGGGAAAACAGCATCGTCCGGCACGCTGGACGTCGAATAGGCTGTCAGGAACTGCGAAAACCATTCTTGTAGAGCCTGTCCTTTTGTCATGCCGGTAACGCCTTCTTTTCTGCCGTGAAATACTTGAGCGCGAAACTCGCCGAGCGTGGGGTTTTCTTTGCCATCGGCTCCGATGTTACACGGTACGTCTCGCCGGTCGTTTTATCCCGGAAGAAGTCGTTATACTCAATCGGAACGCTTTGCTGAACCAGAACCGAGTAAACGCTTGTCACGCCTTCTTTTTCAGCTCTCCTTGCCTCCATCGACGTATCAAGTGCCTGATAGTTGTAAAACTCCGCGCCTTCCGCCCACGTCGTGATATAGCCGCTCTCGCCGTCCGGAACACGGCTTTTATCCAAGAGGACACACGGTCTTGCAAAATCGTCAAGTAAGCTCATATCTTCCTCCATTGGTTCAGGCGCGACTTAAAAACAGACTGCCATGTTACCATTCCAGCGCCGGTTGCAGACCCGCTCGTCGTTTTCGAATAGCTGTACCCGCCGAAACTCTCCGACGTGTACGGGCTCGCGGCGATGTCTCCGTTCTTTTCCTGCCACGCCTTGATTTCCTCTCCCAAGCAGAGAAGTGCGGGAGGAACAGACATCGGCCAGATAGAGCCGTCAAATGTCTCGTCTGCCATCGCGTAATCCGGGTATTGGTGAACTCCGTCGTTGAAGACAGAGCCCACCACACGGAAAAACTGTCCGTTTTGCAAAAACGGCAGTGTGATGCTGCCGTTTTCGACCGTGTACGTACCACTGATTCTGTCAGTTTCAAACCAGTTCCGAAGCACGCCACATAATTCAGTCAGCATCACACCGCCACCTCCATTACTTCGCCGTTACCGTCGCATTGCCAGCCTTCTGCGCCTTGTAAGTCGCGTCAGCCTCAACGACTGTGATCTTCTTGCCCGTCGCTGCCGTGATATCGGACTTGCCGTCCCATGTCGACCACGTTCTGACATTCTGACCATAGGTCACAGTCTCAGCCGACTCACCTACCTTGTACTTGTAGACGTTCCCAGACACTTCCTTTGCCGGGGTAACCGTGATCTTCGTGTCGCCGGTTGCGGTTCCGGCTGCCGAAGTAACGGTCAGCGTGCCGAGCGACGGGGTCTCGTCGATGTCAGCAACAGCAATGCCGTCCTGATACTCCGCGAACAGGGTCATACCCATGATTGCAAAGGACTCGGAGACCGCCGTGGAGTAGTTGCCCTGCACGTGGAAACCAACCAGGTTCGTTTCGCCATCAGTTCTGTAGTCAAGACCGGCACGGGCGAAATCGCTGTCAGCCGGGTCGATGTAGTACAGGGCGATGTTCTCGACCGGAGTCGCAATAACACGACCACGCTTGATTTCTTCGTCAGACAGCAGGAACACGGTGCTGTAGCCCATGAAGTTCTTGATGTACTGGAAGCCGAATTCGGTCTGGATGGTGATATCAGCGCCGCCGAGGTAGTCATACAAGTCCATGACGTTCACAAAGCCGACAACGTTTGTCACGGTTCTGTGCATCTGCTTGAATTTGTTGATAACAGCGCCCTTCGCCATCGCAAGCGCACGCTGCCAGTTGGTTTCGCTGACGCTCAGAAGACCGGTATTCAGGTAGTCGTAAAACCGGTTCGTGACGTTGGTCTGAAGCTCATACAGGAAAGCTTCGTCTGTCATCGCGACTGCGACATCATAGCCGTATTCCTTGATTGCCTCGATAGAGACCGCCTTCGCGTACTTTTCGACGTTGATGTTCGCATAGTCCTTCTCAATGACCGTCGCTTTGGAGTATGGAATCTCTTCACCCTCGCCGACGCTCTGCGCGAGCGTCACTCTTGCGGTCTTGGATTTCAGGACGGTGCCCGGCTGCTTTTTGATGGGGCGCATAATGCCCAGAATGTCGCGCAGGTGCTGCCAGTTCAGCGCAAAGCGGGTTACAAAATCGATTTCACGAGCGGTTACCTGAACGTCGCTCGTCATGGTCAGGTTGTTTTTTGCTGCCATATTATTCTTCCTTTCCGAACAAATTGAGATTTGCGGCAATTGCTGCCTGCCGTTCAGACGCATCCCTGATTTTGAAAATGTCATCCCGGCTCATAGCGCCGCCGTTGTTTGCGGGCGGGTCTTTGGTGTCCGCGCCCTTCTGTTTCGTGGTAACAACGAAATCTGCCCACTCTTCCTTGATGGACTTCTTCAAATCATCGGCGTTCTTGATCTTGCCGTCTTCCAATTCAACCGAAGAAAGATCGGTGACCTTCAAAACCGAGTCAATTCGCTTTTCGCTGATACCCGCAGACTTCAAAAGTTCCCGATACGCGGATTCCTTCGCGCTCTTGGTTTCCTTCTGCATCTGCTCTCTTTTGTAGTCGTCAAATTCCTTTTTGACCTTGTCGTGCTTATCCTTCCAGCCATCGTCGCCTTTGGCTTTCAGGTTTTCCAACTCCGCCTGTACTCCGGGGAGCTTTTCAGCGTCTGCCTTATACCGCGCGAGATCGCTTTTCAGCCCGTCCACGGTATCGGTGTGCGCCTCAATGATAGTGTCCATCTGCTCTTCCGTCAGCCCCATGCCCTTTAGGAGCTTCCTTGTTAATGCCATGTTCTATCTCCCTTTCCCTTGTCGGCGGTTCTTTGCCGCGACAGAACAAAAAATGTGGCAACAGTCGTTTCTTCACTGTTACCACATTTATACCGCATATTTTAGGCTCTCTTACGCAAACTTTCAGCCATTTTTCAATTCATCCTCTACGATCTGCCGGTATTCGGACGCATGGTCAGCCGCTGCGGGCTTCAAATATGGCTGCGCTTTATTGCCTGCCGTCCAGTGCCAGTTCCCCTTTGCGTCCTGATACGCCCACGGCGTAGGTCTTCCGCCCGGATAATACTTACCGGTTCCGAGTTCGACGTATGCGGCATATTCCGTGTCACTTCCGATGTATGCAGCCGGTTCCCCTTCATCTACGCGGTGAGTGATACTGTTCCTCAGATTGCCGGTATCGACCGGGCAAAGCCGCTTCGCGTACTTTTCAGCCGTCATGCCGATCTTTTCGAGGGCGCGAATCAGCGCGTCGTGCATAGCGGACTTCACTTCTTCGGAATTGTCGATAAATTCAACGTTCATCTTTGTAAATAGCCTTCCCCACGCTTTGATTTCTCCCACTGTGCAAATGTCATATTCGGCAGAATTCCGTATCTGTCTCGACGTTTCCCATGGGAAGTGTCAATTCCCTCTATCGCAGATACCAGCGTGCAGCGGCAGTTGTATATTTCTTCCGGTCTTCCTTGCGGGTCTCCCGGGAATCGGCAACCATTAGAAAACTTCTTGTCGTTGTCCACAACCTCACCGTCGAGCATCGCGTGTGAATGGCGCGTCCTTCCGTCCAGCGTCGCCATCCACTCTTTGCGGCATTTAATCCCCATCTTTTCAGCCGCAAAGTAAGAATCCATCCGTCCAGCGTTCTGTGCGCCAGTGACTGCCGTTCGAGCTGTCCGGATAGCGGAATCGCGGTTCATGGTGACAATTCTGGATTGTAGATCATCTGCCATGTGCTTAATGCTCTTGCCCTGCAAAATGGAGCTTGTGACGCTGGCTGTGATCTGCTTTTTCCCCCATGCAAGATCAATGCCGCGTTTTAACGCTCTTTTCGGCGGGTAATACGGCATAAGCTGCGGCTGTTCCACAATCAAGCGCTTTACAGTCTGTTCGTCCCATAAGTCAAATCCGATATCGCCGGTCACCTGCTCAATGGTGTACGCCGCGAAATTCCGATTCAAACTGTAAATGCCCGGCGTTGCATCGTTGACATACGCGACAGCAGCAGCGTTTGCATTTGTCATGCGCTCTGCAACTTTATCGCGCAGTGCCTCGAATCGCTTGCCTCGCCCGATCTGCGCAAGCCGCCATTGCTTGTATTGTTCCTCGGTGATATCGCCAGCGTCCATCCGTGCCTTTTCGGAAGCGTCACGGTCTGCGAACTTTGCGAAATACTCCTTGATGATATCCGTCAGACCGTCATACGCTTCTTTGTAAGAATCGTATATCCGCTTTTCGAGCGCCTTTAACTCTTTTTCGGTGAGGTCGTATCCCTTATCAGGTCTCATCGTTCACCATCTCCGGCGGCTCGAAGCTGCGCTCAATATCCTCTGCCGCTTTTCTCTTCAGAATTTCGGCGACTTCTTCCTGCGTCAGCCACGGGAGCTTGTTCAAAATTGTCTCATCATCGAGGTAGTTTGCCGCAAGAAGTACCATCTGCGTTTGTTCCAGCTGATTTGTTACCTTAGAGCGAGTAAAAGATGGCTCATCCTCAATCCCGACGATTTTGAAAAGCGCCTGTAAGAAATCAATTACACAGTATTCGAATTGATCGACCTTGTTATCCATCGACTGATATGCCGCATTGATCTCCGTCGCTGTTTTCTGCCCGCCTTGCAGTTTTGTAACGTCCAACATCTGAAAATCTCGGTACAGATCGTCGCTGATTCTGGAAAGAAGCGCTTCCCGAGCTTCAACCGGGATTGTGAGTGTATGAGCCTCCGCCTTCGCGCCGTCATCGTCCACAAGACCTACGCCAATTCGCCGCATGGACTCTTTGAACCGTGCCATATCGATCTCGTCCATGCCGCCAGCATTGGAGATCGTCCAGTAAATAACGGATGCATCATCAACCGTATTTGCAAAGCCGGATTTGATCAAATCGTAGCAGTCAATCGCCTCGCGCTGCCCGACCAGTTCAGACTGCTTTGCGCGGTTCCCGTACATGGGAATAATAGGGAAGCCCGGATAATTCTGATACGCCAGAAGTTCAGTCCCGTCAATCTCAGAAGTCGCTTCCACAGCCACATAGCCGCGCTTCGGCTCCAAGATCGTCATTTCTTCCCCGCTCCGTCGGATGTACTGTGTAAATCCGTCAGGTTCGAAGAGCGTAGCACGCAGCGGCTTGCTTGTGCATACTTGCCAGAAACGAATACCCGACCGAAGCGCTCCGTTTTCCTCATCCAGCAGCGGAACAAATTCTGTCACATCAAACACTTCAAGGTGATCGAGATTCCAGAAACCATAGGAAACGCCGCCGACAAGCGCGTCATGCGCTGCGTCTTGGAGCCGTGTGTCAAACCCAGCGCCCAACTTCGCTTTGTTTTCCTCTTTTTTCAGTGTCACGCCGTTTCCAAGCAAATACTGCGTTTCCTGCGTGATGAAATTTGCAAAGAAATTGCTCCGAAGCTTATAGTTCGGGCTGTAGTTGTCCGGAATGACTTTCCCGTTGAGTGTATAAAGCAGCTTTTGAAAATTAGCAATCGTCACATTGCGGTGCGCGTCATACTCCTTCGCAATAACCGCCTGTTTGTATAAATCCGAGTCTTTGTGATTATTTATCGCGGACAAAATAAATTCTATCCGTTCCCGGTCAGACTTTTCCGCAACCTCTAAAAAATCCTGATATGTTTTCATCTTTTACCTCACCGCGCCAGTTCCGGCACAAATCTGTGTTCTTTGAAGTGCTTTTTCAAGACCGTCATCACCATGTACCGTACTTCGTCCATAGCGTGGTCGTTTTCCTTCACGACGCGGTCAGATTCTGCTTTTTCGTCCCACCTGTAAAGCCCGAATTCGCGGATGGCGTCCTCGCAGCTCTCATGGATTTTGAGCTTCCCAGACGCGATCATCTCAGCCGTTGTCTGTATGCCGGGCAGTACATCATTCACAGCCCCACGAACTTTGAACTCATGGTGCTTCTTTACGGTGGCAATAAAAGCGTCCGCAGACGGGTCTACAATCAGACATTTTATATCTCTCCCGCCCGCGAGGCGCTTGACCTCTGAATAATACTCTTCCGGCGTTTTTTCTTTCCGTTCTTCTCGCCCGCAGTAATAATATTCTCCGATTCGTACCGCTTCCGTTTTCGTCACGCACCACAAGCCAGCCGAAAACGGATTGTGCGTGCCGTAGTCAATGGAAATGTAATAATCGCCGGTGTCCGGTATGTCCTGCACAATGCAGGAATCACCGAACATAGGGTATACAAGTCCTTCTGCCAGCGTCCATTTTCCAAGAATGTATCTATCGTAGAAAACCGTTCCGGCATATTCCTTCTTTAGGTTTTCTACGAAGGAAGGCGGCAAGAACGGATTATCATCAATTGTATAAACTTGGCTGAAAATATCTGCATTGCTGTCCAAGAACTTTTTCAGCCAATGGTTCGGATATTGCGGGTTATACGTTCCGTCAAAGCAGGAATACTCTTTATCAAGTCGACTTTTCAGAAGTGCAAAGACTTCTTCCGACCAATCTGCGACCTCATCACCGTAGCAATACTTGATTGACGCGCCGCGGATTTTCGAGACCTGAGACACCTTTTCCGCACCGAGGCAATAGCACTTCTCGCCAAATATCCAAGCCGTGTTATCGCTTGATATCGTTCCTACCAGCTTATCACCGTAAAGATTCCGCATCGGCTCGAGCACGTTTCGCTCGATTGTGGATTTTGTGACACCGAGGATGACGGCAAGCCCATCTTTACCGGCACGCTCCCGAATACGAAGTGGGATAATCCATTTAAAATCAAGATACGTCTTCCCGCTTCGAGTTGCTCCGCCCTTAAAGTTCCAGCGGTGATTTGCGTACCTCGCAAATTCAAGTTGTTTCTGACTTAACAGCATCTCTAAACTCCCTAAGCAGCCCATCCAGCTTATTCAGGCTGTCGTTGCTGCTGGCCGTGTTCTTCGTTGCTTTGTCAACGATAATACCAAATGATGTCGCGATCTGGCTCAGCGTCGCTGTAGAGATTTTTCCTGGGTCAGTCAGCGCTTTCAGGTGCAAAACGATAGCTTCCTGCATCGCGCCTTTCTGCGATTCCATGAAAGCCAGCATCTCAGCCGTGTTTTCCTCTTTTTTCTGCTGTACTTTTTCGCTGATATCTGGTGATGCGTCAACAATTCTCTTTACAGTCTGGTGCGTGACGCCATGCTTCTTCGCGACAGCGTTGTACGACTGCATTTCTACCCAGTCGGCAACTATTTTCTTTTTTTGCCGATCTGTCAACCTCGCAGCCATAATCACCACCTCGTTACCCTGCCAGCGACGTAAATTCTGGCAGGTAAGCGAACCTCATTATCTGTTCACCGTTCGCCTTGCAAATTTTGTAGATTTCCTTGTAGTGAGTTCCTTTTTGCATTTCTTCTGAAACTGTGTGCAAAATCATATCTTCAAGAAACCCGATTACTGATATCGTTTTGAAGGGGACGCTGTCGCGCTGGCCGCCTTGAATCCCGACAAGGTCGTTTACCAATTTCGAGTAAATCGTGTATACCTGCTTTCTCATATTTCGGCTGCCTTGTGCTTCTGCATAGTCAACCAGATCGGCAAGCGTGTCCGTCTCTGCTCTCCGCACGAGTTTCCCTTGTTTTCTTGTCATCAACCATTCGGAAGACTTTCTTTCACGGATAAAAGCTTCCATGCGGTTAAACGCTGCGATATATTTTAGTTTCCACTCAAGCGCTTCTTTCCCGGTGAACCCCATTACCAAGAGAGAAAATCCATCGCGGTTCATAAGGTATTCTTTGTATGAGCGCCCGCGTTCCGTGTCATAGTGGCTCTTGATGAACATATTTTTCACCGAGCAATTTTGCGCAGTGAGATTTTCAATACTGCGAGTCACGCTTCTGTGGTCTTTGTTGAAGCGATCGGCAATCGTCCTGCTGCTCACAACAGCCTGTTCTTTTCGTTCAAAAATCATCAAATCTTCATTCATGGTATAATCTCCTTGTATTTTATTCGCAGCTGTGGAGAACGAGCCGCATTTTTTATATTTCTATCTCCTTCGTGCTCCACCGGATTGCGGTTTCCGGTGGAGCTAAGAAAAAGGAGGTTCCGCAGTACGCTGCGTAGCCGTAAGAAGGATGAAAGCGCAGAGGATACACCTCTACGCTCCCAACGATACACTATGTTTAAGGCTCTCTTACGCAAACTTTTGAATATAAACCACGTTTTTCTGCCACTAAGTAGATAAACTGCCTATGCCATTCCTGAGCGGTACGCTCCGAAACATATACCACCATAGCAGCGCCCTGTAAGGTGTGTGTACGCTTCCAAAGGACCAGATCAATAAGCTTCAGCCGTTCCGCGCCATCGGAAAGCTGCTTTGTTTCTTCGACAGCAGCATCTACCGCGTCGATTTCCTCTCGCGTCATAAGCGTACCGCCCTTGTAGCTTCGTACCATCCATTTTGCGTAGCCCCACCACCCATAGCGCGGTTTGCTCACCGTATCAGCCCCCTTACTCTGTTCCGCCCAATATTTTCTTGATATCCTCTGCATTGATTTTGACAATATCCATTACAACGTCGCTCATAATGTTAGCGGCAAAAATAGCTTTGTCTTGCCCCGTCGAATTGAAATATCCTGTCTTTGTTGTCCCATCCCCCGCAGTAGCAACAATGCAGATCGACGATGGTTGAACTCCAGCACAGTTTTCAGGCATTCTTCCAGCCAAGTGGAGTATTCCTGTTTTGTAATGTCCCCCATCATCTGCCCGAACTCCCGAACCCATTTCCCCCGCGTTCCGTCTCCTCGAGTGAGCTGACCACTTCCAGTGCCGGAACCAATGCCTTTTGAAAAACAATTTGTGCTACACGTTCATGCGGCATAATTGTTCTTTCTTTGTCCGAATCATTGTGAATTGGCAAGCCGACGTTCCCTCTATAATCGCTATCGATAACAGACACACAAGTTGCAGGTCGAAGCCCACATTTGGTAGCAAGTCCGCTTCTAGCATAAATAGCGCCAAAATAATTTTTAGGGATTGCAAAGGCGATACCAGAATAGATAAGAGCCGTTTCCCCTGGGCGTATTACTACAGGCTCTGTGATGTCAGCGCATAGGTCGAATCCAGCTGCGCCGATGCTTTTCCTCTCAGGAACAACAGCTGTTTCCGTCACTCGCTTTACCTTTATTGTGTCTGGTGTTTCTTTTTCGAATTGCCCCTTCTCGTTCCTTACGTGCATATTCAAATTTAAGTGTAGCCTCTGGTGTTCGGCATGAGATAATACCGCCAAATTCTCTGGTCTATTGTCCATCCTGTCAAAATTTTTGTGATGAACAACATAGTCCGGGTTTAGATATCTCCTACCATCAATTTCTACGGAGTTTTCGCCCGTGAGAAGATATTCTTCTGCCACAAGGCGATGCTCGAGAACGAACCCGGATTTATCGCGAAACGGATGTTCCGGACAACGTACCGCAATATACCCATATCTGGTTTCTTTCATGTCGGATTTCCAAGAAGCGTTTGCACTCCCCTTTAATCCGTACTGGTGATTCCCAGCGCCACGCATAAGCAATGCTTTTGCAGCAGCGTGACATTCCACCGAACAATAATGCCTTTTGGATTTTTCGATTTGACTAGGCTTTCTGTGGAATCTCTTCCCGCAAACATCGCATTGACAGTTATTCTGGGTTCCCGTTTCTCCTACGTTCAGCTCCAACATAATTTTCATTTGTCCCACCAATCCTTGATCGTATCGTTCCGCGCGAAGAATGGCACGAAGAACGGACCGCAGAGCTTCTTAAGGCTCGAATCCAGCCGGTGAATTGCATCGTCGGATTCCTTCTTGCCCAGCCATGCCACGCCGTACTCTGCGTCCAGCTGCTCCATTTTATCCAGAAGTTCCTTTGCCTTCGCCGGGCTTTTTAGCATGCCCAGTTCATGCGCCGCCACAAAGAAAAGGTCCGTCACCTTCTGCTTTCCGGCTTCCATACCGGCGGCAAAATAAGCCTTGTTGCTTCTGCGAATACGCTTTGCCAGATCGTTCATTGCGCTCATAGCTGTATCCCCCTTATGTACTTATCAAAATACGTCACAGCCACCGCCATAGCCGCCCACATGTCGGCGGCGAACCCGTAAAAGAAACCGGGGCTCTTCTTTGTTCCCTTTCCGAAGTTCGGCTGACCGGGCGCGTAGCGGTCAACGAGGGCTTGTCGGATGTTCGCATCCTTCGCCGACGCTCTGCCGCATAAGTAAAGCTTTTCTTCCCGGCGAAAGATCTTCTGTATCTGGTACCCCTTCCGGTAAAGCTCGGCATATTCCCAGAACCGCCCAATCCAGAAGCACGTATCAAACACCTCTTGACCTACAGGCATTCCCATACCGGCTACCATTTCGATTGCCAAGTGCTGATACTCCCGGCAGAGAACGGGGAATATCTCCACGTTCGGAACCTTACCAACGTCCAGCACCTTCTGGATTTCCTTCCCGTCATGCTCTACAAGGACATACCCGGAGTCCATATTCCCCGGGTCAATCGCCAGTATCGTTCCCACGCTTCGCCCTCACTTTCCAAAACAGTTCGCTGTAAGCGTTATACCGCTTCTGAATGTCCGTGCTTGCAATGTCCGGGTGAAATTTCAGCCACCATTCGTACATCCCGCACGTCTGCATTTCCGGGCAGCCGCACCGGTAAACGCAGTTAGGTACCAGAACGTCCGAGATCTCTGGCTGCACCTCATGCAGCGCCGCTTTGAAATCCTCGGCATACGCGCGCGTCTCCGGGTCTGCCTGGCTGCATAACCGCTTGCGCATGGAGTCAATCAAAGCTTGTACGTTCGCTTCTCCCTCGAAGATCACCGGTGCGTCCTGCGGCAGCTTGTCCCTCGGCGTTCCGGTTCGGTCTGTTCTCTGTGTAGAGATAAAGCACTCCCATTTGTGCCTTGACCAGTGCGTCGCAATCCAGCTCTTAATGCCTTGCCAAACCCACGATACCGAGATCCGCCGAATCGGCGAGTGTTCGGCAATTAAAATCCGGCGCTTAAAATCCTCGCTCGGCTCATGTCCCAAAGGACCTTTTCCGGAAGTGGCGCGGCAGGTGTCAACGACCTCCTGCCAGTCTCCCTTGATGTTTGTAATGTGTGTGTTCATTCTTCCCTCCGTTCTCCGTAGCTGCAAAAATCGTCCGGTTCTACGCAAACCGCCTCGCCGGAATACCCTTGCCAATTCGCCTTTGGCTCTGTGTGCAGATAGCACAGTCCGTTCGGCTGGTTTCTGTAGTATTTGCAATCCTTGCAGCGCACCACTTCTTCAACATCCGCCGTTTCGGAAGCCCCAAGCGCGTCTATGATCTCCTGCCATGCATCAAAGCGCTCTCTGTCCGTTCCATACACGTAATGTCTGCTGTAACGTCCAACCGGGCAAAGTTCCTTTTGCTTTTCTTCAATGATGGCAATCGCCGCATCACGGTCAATGTATTCACTCATGCGTCACGCTCCCGTATTTGTCTGATACTCGCCGTAGCTGCAAAAGTCCATCCCGTTTGTGCATGTCTCTAGAACAAAGCAATGCCCGTTTGGACTGTCTACAACGCCGGTGTGCCTTTGCCAGTGCTTGCAGTCCTTGCAGCGCATATTCGTTTCGACGTTAAGGGTAGGTGCCCCATCCAAATAATTGATGATCGAGTCAAACTCCCAGTCTTCGATTTCGCCCTTTCTGAGGTTCTCCAGTGCCTTGTTGTAGATTGCATCCGCGTCAACTGGTCGCATTGTCAAACCCTCCTCCCATCTTCGCCCCGCAGCCGGGGCAGTATTTCGGCAGGCAATCCGGGTTATCCGTGCCGTCGTCGATGCAGTATCCGCATTGAGAGCAATGCCACACATCAAGCACAATCTCGCCGTCTGCGTATCCGTCGCCCTCACCTTCCCACTGCCCAAGCACCACCTCCGCAACGTCGGCGGCTGGCATTTCCCGAATTTCGGCATATGCGCGTTCCAACCGTGTTAGTGCCGTCATGCTTCCACCGCGTTCTGCTTTCCGTAACGCAAATAGCGCATCCTCGCGCCGGATATAATCAGCCATAAAGCATACCTCCTGCAATAACTCCGTCCATCCCATCCGGCAAGGCGTGGAATGGGTCGATTGTTCGTATAATTTTCAGCCGCAAGAGCCTTTCCGCCTGCCGCTTGGTCAGCCGCCGCTCTCGCTTCTTCGGCGGCAGCTCGCCTTTTGCCGCCGCAATAGCGGTCGGGTTGTGCTTATGTTGACCCATCGCTTACCATCCTTTCCAGCATCGACCTTGTTTCACACATCGCCGTGATATACCCTTTGCAAAAGCTCATCATCATTAGGTTGTTGGTACTTTCGTGCCGCCTGTATCTTCCTTCTGCATCTTCTATATGGTCTTTTACCATCTTTAGATGCACTTCCAGCGCGATGTTTTTTGCTGCAAGAAGCTTGTTTCCCAGCTTGCGCGGTCCGATACTCGGTGCGCCTTTTACTTTGTTTTCCACGACCTCCAGCACACGCGTGATCGTTTCTGCATCCAAGACATCGGTATTCCAGCAGCTGATGTTCTTGTAATCTTCTATCGTTTCAAGCAGCCACGCGCTGCTGATATACTTTTCAGTCATCCTTCTTGCCCTCCTCTACACGCGACTTAAGCCATTCTTTGATTTGCATCGCGCAGGAGCAGCAAAGCTCAATATCAGGTGATTCCCCACGGAACGTGCTTCGTACGTTTACATACGTCGCAGAGCTTGTTGGGTTTATCTCCGCCCCGCAGCGGTCACATACTCGTTTCGTTGCCATCCTTCTTGTCCTCCTCATCCTTGAGAATCACCATCGCGGAGTAATAATGTTCGTGGGATCTGCCATCAATCGCGGAGCTGTACTTAATGTCCACCACGCGTTCCGGCGTAAATTTCTCGATAGCACCGTTGACTAACGTCTCAAGTCTGCCGATGAGGTCGCTCTCGACAAGAATTACCTTCATGCCTTGTCCTCCATTTCCTGCAAAGCCTTCTCGGCTTCTTCGCGAGTGAAGAAAACGGTTCTGCCGATATCCTCACGATATTCCGGCGTAAACCATGTGGTTGTAATTTCCGGCTCCGGTTTGCCCGGGTAATCAACAATTTTGTAGCGGATTCGATAGACTTTTGTACCCAGCTTGCACGGCAGAATCAGGACGCGCCCGTCCTTGTCGGCCTCGGCAAGCTCGCGGAGGCGGTCAATCGGCAAACCGTCGAATTCCGTGATCTCCGAAATTGCCTTGCCCATCATGGACAGTTTGAGTGCCTCTACGCTTTCCGGGTACAGCCCCGTGTCCTCATAGGCCGCAAGTCGATCAACAAAATCCGCCTGGTACTGCACTCCGCTGAAATTTACTCGCCAGTATCCGTCTTTGAAATAAGTCAGTCGTTCCATGTCACATACTCCTTCCCGACGTATTCACAATATGCTTTCTCGAGGCGCGCGCCTGCGCTGTCCTTCGCGTCTGGCAGGAAAACGGCCAAGTCCGCTACGTCGATCATCGCCATACAAATGCGCATATAGTCCGCAGCCTCCATCCCCTCCGGCAGCTCCGCCGGATTCAGCACGATGTTCCCACACATCCGCAACCCCACTGCCGCCCTTTGAAATTTCGCCTGACACCCCTGATCGCCCGTGATTTTACCGGCGATGTAAATCTTCATGCTTTTCCATCCTTTCCCGGCAGCGGCACCATATGGCATTTATCTGCCGCAAATTCTGCGACATAGAGCAGCGCAGTGCAGGCAAGCAGGATGTCGGCCATGAGCTCTTGCGCATCTTGCTCTCCAAGCCCATCGAAATTTTTCTTCTGCAGGTACTCTGCGTACATAGCGCCAAGCTTTTGGATATTCTCCGCGGCTTCCTGGTACCGTTCTTTCGGCACCGTATACCCAAATCCTACCTTTTTGATTTTGCTCATGCCTTTTCTCCTCCCTCCGGCGTTTCCGGCGCTTCCGCCAGCGGCATCCAGTGGGTAACGGCGCTGCCGATGCAGTCCCGCATTGCAATGCCATCATATCTGCGCCACGTATCAGCGCTTGTTCGGTATGCTTCTCCAACAAATACGCCGTCCGTAGCAAGAACGCGCGTTCCAGGCTTTGGGTGCCTGTCATCCACGCTAATCCACCGCTGCTTCTCCCGAAGCGCCGCGTTCTCGGCGGTCAGGCGCTCGATGAGGTCAGCTGCGTCCAGACCGACCTTATCAATGTCGCAGCTTGTCCATGTATCCGTTCCCAACTTCTCTTTGAGCCGCCCGTTCAGCTGTTCTTTCTTCCAGTATGGGCACTGCTCGCAGTTGCTTGTATGGTCGCCCGGTGTAGACGTGCACCGCAGCGCCTGCACTATTTCCTTTTCTGTCATAGTTTTACATTTCCCCTCCTATCTTCCGTTTCCCTTTTGCCGCTCTACGGCAGTTTCTCGCCCCGCCATCAGTCATCTGGTTTATGTCGATGATCTCGGCGCGTTTGCCGTAAACTTTGAGCCATCTTTCCTTCTCAGCCTGCCACGCCACGCAGGATGCGCTGCAACCGGCTTTCCGGTTGGGGCAGTCCTGCGTACACGGTCCGAAATTATTCATGTCTTCCTCCTGACCTGCACCGTCACTTCCGCCTCCCAGCATTCCGGTTCCCGGACGGTTATAATCTTCCGCCGCCCGTCCTCCGGGTCCTTGACGCTGACGAGGTAAAACGTCTTGTTCTGCATCTTCTGCGGATACTTCCGCGCCCTTAAAGGCGTTCTGAGCTTCGGCATGAGCCGGGGGAATATGGGAAGCGGCTTTGGTATGACAATCCAGACCTCGATTCCTGCTTCATCATGCTTCATCCCCTAACATCCGCTGAATCGCCGCTTTCTGTAAGTCGCTCAGATCGCCGTCGTGATGCTGCACGTTGTAGCCCGGCTTCTTCCCCGGCTGTGACGGCGCGCCCTTCTCATGTTCTTTCGATTCCCACGTCAAAAACTTCTGTTTCCAGTTCCGTACGGGGTCCCCCTTCCCGTCGACCCAGTTTCCGGCAGAATAATAGTCGAAAAATTTCTGTGCCAGATTCGGAACTCCACGCTCCTTCGCGTATGCGGAAACATCTTCAAACGTAGGTGGTATAAATTTCTTACGTTTCTTCTCAGAAATAGAACTACTCTCTTTTCTATTTCCATTTCCATTTCCTAAAGGTAATACCGTGGTATTACCGCAAGCACTACCATCAGCCATACCAGAGTTATCATTTTCTTTGTTCCAACGCTTGCTGATGTTCTCCCTTTGACGCTGGCAATGCTTGTCCCTTTTTTCGATTTCAAACTCCATCCGGCGATTGAAGTACTTGCCGTCCTCATCCTTCTGAAACTTGCTCATAACCTCGTCTGACGGCTTTTTGACAGCCCGTATGATTTCCTGCATCGTCATATGCCCGCGCTCTCTTTGGAGGCACAGGAGCGTGATATACTGCCCACGCTCCCGCATATCCATCAAGGCACAGCCGGATAGGAAATCCGACGTGTAAAACAAGACGGCAGGGTCTTTGTTGTTTGCCATCCCGCCACCGCCTTAGAACGGCAGCGGATCGCCGTCATCTTCGTCCATCATCGTAAACCCGCCGGGGTTTTCCGGGTTCTGCGGTTCGGTGTTTCGCTTGCCTTCGCCGAAATAAACTCGGTTCACCACGATCTCAGCAGACCGGCGCTTGTTTCCGTCCTTGTCCTTCCAGTCGCGCAGCTGCAATCTACCGTCTACGACCGCCATGCTGCCCTTGAAGAAGTATCCGCTTACAAAATCAGCGGTTCCCGCCCACGCGACGCAATCAATGAAATCCGTCTCTTTCTCTCCGCCCTTCGGCGTAAAATCCCGGTCAACCGCCAGCGTGAAGGATGCAACTGACGTTCCGCTCTGCGTCTTCCGAAGTATCGGGTCAGAAGTTAATCTTCCCATAATCGTAATTGTGTTTAACAATGAGTCTTCCTCCTATTGCTAATTTTACTTTTTGTTTCTTCGCTCAAATGTGTACCTGTGTGATGCAAAATTGTGTGCGCTCCTCTTTCCATAAGAGAAAGATTTTCTATTCTGTTGTCATCTTTTACCCCGTTTAAGTGGTGGATTACACAGTTTTCCGGTATTTCCAGACCAGTCTCGCGCTCCCAAACTGCAATATGTTCCATAACGTATCCGCTTGAATCTGCTCTTCGGTGGCTTGGCATAAGTATTTGCCGATATCCTTTTCTGGAGCGTCTAAATCCGCCTTTCCAATTTGCGCTGAGTTCGCCGCGTCTCACATTTGAACGGTTGATAAATTCCAACTCTTTTGGAACATACAGCCCGTATTTTCTTGCCTTCTTGCGTATGGCGTCTATCGTTCTATTCGGAAACATCTTGCGCAACGTTTCTGCGTCGGACACCATATATTTTTCTTTCAAAATATCAACCTCATCTTTGCTCCATAAAACTTTACTCCGAGAATCGGAACTCAATATCCGTGCGCCCCCCTTCCTAAAATCAGATGTGGTTCAGCATGCTTCCTCCTTCTCCCCGAAGATGGTTTTCAGGATAACGTCAATCTCATACGATTTCAGTTCCTTGTACGCTCTCTCAAGCATCGAAAGCTTCATATTTCTTTCCAACATTTCCTTGTACTGAACTGCATCCAGATAAACAAACGGTCTGTGTTCTTCCATGCTTACATCCCTTTCTTATAAATCAGTTTCGTTTCCTCCCAATCGGGATATTTCATCTTGAGATACCGCCTGATATACTCTCTCAGGCTTTTGCGCTTCGGTGATTGGTCAAATGCCATATGGCAGCTATCGCATAGCGTCACGATGTTCTCTTCGATTCCAAGCCCGCCCTGCGACCGTGGAATGAAATGACACCACGGATTGCCGGGGCGAAGGCAGACGATGCAGCGCCAGCCGTCGCGCGTCCAGACGGCTTTCTTGACCTTCTCAGGTATCTTTGTCGCCTTCGTTTCCTTTCTCATCCTGCCTCCATTCCAGCGCCATACGCTCGAGTTCTTCCGGCGTAAGCGTTTCAATACCTAAGTTCTGCGCCTCTTGCACGGCTCCTTCAATTAAGTGCGACATTTCCCTGCTATCCATCAAATGGGTCTGTTTGAAAACGATATAGCAGTTAAAGGTTACACCGCCCTCGGTTCGCGTGTCGAAGCACTTTACATAGCGGTAAATCCGGCTGACATCCACAGAAACCGGCAGCTTAAAGCCAACCTTCATGCCGTCGTTGTCCCGTTCAATGGTTCCGTATTCCGTGACAAGGTTCGTTTTAACATCCTCGAACCCTATGTGCGTCACATCCGAGATTTTACCGACAAGGAGATGAAAATAAGCGTTGGCGTCCAGACTCCGCTTCTTGCGAAATTCCTTGATCGTGACTATGTGCTTCTTTTGTGGGTCAAGTTCCCCGGCAACCACCTGGGCTTGCGCCGGAAATTCAGGCTTGAGCTTCAGCCAGCTCCCCGAAGCGTCCATGCTCCACGAAGCTTCAACGATGTTCAGCTCTATCAACCGGAATGACCCCCTTTCTAAGACACTTCGCAAGATACCGAAGCCGTGGCAGATACTCCCCTTCTATCCATTCCCGATCATACGGTATCGGATGATAGGACAACCTATCGTCCTCAATCTCCCGAAACCAGTTTCTGTAGTCTTCCGGTTCCAGATGGTACGCCACGATACGCAGATTCTTTTTCGCAGCGAACATTTCAACTTGCGCCTGCATCCAGTACGCACGGGGCACCTTGAAGGATTCTCCCTTGTACGTCTTTACCTCTGATATTTCCTGCGCGTCCTCTCCATCGAGGTTCACGCGCAGCCGGAGCCGTCGAATCCTGATCTGCCTGTCCATCTTCCGGATACCGATATGCTCCAGAATCCTGTGTTCATAAGCACTCCCGGTATCCATTTCTAGTGTCGAAAAGTGGTCGCGGTTCACACCGAGCTTTTGCAGCCAAAAGCTGCGGAATGTCTTTGTGTCCCATCTGCCCATGATCGCCGCCGTATCCGACGCGCCAAACCACCCGCTTCTGTCGTGGTCGTGTATCATAAGCGTTTCAGCGTGTTTTCCAGATACTGAATGTTGCCGAACGACGCCATCAGCTGATCGAATTTCTTCTGATTCAGCCCAAGCCCCGAGAGGATATAGCTCATATCCGCCCCGTTTTGCAGCTTCAAAGTAATCAGCTGTTCGATTCTCTGCTTGATCGCCATAATACTGTGCTGTGATAGGTCATCGTCTGCGCGCTCCGTGTCCTTGTCGTTCAGCCAAAGCTTGAAGCCAAGCCCAGTGTGAATTGCCACGCCCTTTACAAAGGCTCTTGCATGAGCGTTGGAAATCCGAAGCTGATTCAACGTGTCATCGTAAACCACTAAGGAACCGTTCATCAGCGGCATATCCATGCGGAACGTTTTATCGTCGATGTGGATTTCGACGGAAACGAAATAGCATCCCGTCGTTCTGCCATTCTTGTCATGGACTTCCTTTGACTGGAATAAGTACCCGCCAGTCTCATTTTTCAGCGGCACAAAGTAGACCTCGCTCGCCCCGTTTTCGTGGAGCAGCATTTTACATTTCGCCCACGGAAGATACGGAACCTCAATCGGCTTCCCGTTGTCATCCTTCGCCTTCCGCTTGTCACAGAACGGCAAAACGTCGATCTGTACAAGCTCATTAAATCCTTTCAGCATACTTTCCTCCTTAAATCTTGCAGACTCGCTTGTCCAAGCCGCACATTTCGGCAATGTAATTCGTGCCATACGTTTCCACCAAATGCTCAATCAGGGCGTTATGTACGTTCCAGTTCTCGCCCGGAGACGCAGCAGCAATGTTTCCTTCGTCGGAAACAAAGTACTCGTTCCCATCGTAGATCTCTGCGCCGTTGATATCCGTGATAAACGGCGCTTGCTGTTTATCTTCCATCATTCCACCAACCTGTATCTGGCATAGCTCGTATCCTCGCCATACCGGTTCTTGCTCGTTTCCGTTTCCTTCTTGATTGCGTAACCCTCGCGCTTGAGATCAAAAATCCTCGCACCCAGGCGCATACAGCTGATGTCCCGAATCGCCTCAAGCTGCGTAATGCTGCCGAAGTCGCGCATGTACTTCAAAACTCGTTCAGCCTGCTTCATATCTACCTCCAAAGCCGCGTGAAGATCGAACTGAAAACAATCTCGCGATAGAATATCTTCGGCGGCGCCGGTAACGGCTCTGCGTGCGTCGCAGCAAGCACCTTCGCCGCTTCTGCCTCAAACTCCACAGAGAACCATCTCTGCCAGTCAAGGCAACGGCACTTGCCTGTGTCGTGTGTGCATTTCTTGCACGGGTAAATCATCTCACGCCTCCATCAGCACCGCGCCGCCGAAGAAGATCACCGCCGCGCCGCCGAGCGTGAACGCCGCCTTGAACAGCCCGAAGCCCAGCAGGACCGCCGTGCCGCCCAGAAGGACGCAGCCAATCGAGAAGCAAAACGCCTCCGAAGCCTTCAAAAGCTCCGACTTCCGCTTTCGCTGCCGGATAATCTTGTCCCACCGCTCGCCGAGTTCGCGCTCTCTTGCGCGCCGGTGATTCGCCTCAAGGATATATTCAACGTCAGTCATCATGTACCTCCACAAATTCCCCGTTCTTAGTGGGTCCATCCTTCAAATGCCGCTCAATCCAAGCATTAAGGTCCTTCGGGAAAACCCAGTAGACAGGTGCTTTCTCGGTTTTTACCGCCTTACCAAACGGGAAAACGCCCTGTTGCAGCCCCAGCCTAAGAACCTCAACGCCGATCTGCATGCCGTTTTCTCGCAGAATCTCTACCGCTTCTTGCGGAGAAATCGTTGCTCGATTTAACATCCTATCTCTCCTTTTTTTCTAAGATTAGAGAAATACTATCTATTCTATTTCCATTTCCATTTCCTAAAGGTAATACCGTGGTATTACCGGAAGCGTTACCACGCTATCAATGTGGTTCATGTTTTCTCCTTTTCCTCACGTAAGTTCAAGTACCACGTAAAGTTCCTCTTTCTGATGCAGTCGGCGCTGGCGTCGGATAATGAACATCCTGCATATGCAAAAAGTAAAAGTAGTTCGTCTCCGCCGACTTCTATTTTTAGCCTTATGTTCGTTCCTTCCCTCACAACTTTAGCCGCAGCCTTACTTCTAACGGTTGCACGCTTTCCAATTTCATCCCACAGCTCGTTAGCCTCTTCGTTACTCATGTTTCCTCCTTTTTCGGCTGAGCCTCTTTTACAAGGCTCATGCCATATGCGATGTCTCCGAGTCGCTGTAACTGCTCAGGCGTAAGACTGTTCGCATTTTTACTCAGGTTTTCAAGTGCCTGCTTCGCTTCTTCCGGCATTGTGTCACCCCGCTTTCTTACGACATCATTTTTGCCGTGTTTTGTATTGTGACTACAGTATAGCACCGCTTTTTTGTTTTGTCAATACATTTCTAAAGATTTTTAATTATATTTTTGTCTTGACAATACATTTATATTGTGTATAATAATTGCAGGAGGTGTACTAAAATGAGCATTAACGAACGCATTAAAGCAGTCCGTAAAAACTCTGGATTATCGCAAACCGCTTTCGCCGAACGTCTTGGAACAACACGCGGCGTGATTACAAATCTGGAAGGTGAAAAAACCGAGCCTAATGAGCCCTTCTTGCGCCTGATCTGCAAAGAATTCAATGTAAGCGAAGAATGGCTTCGAACCGGCGAGGGCGACATGATGCAGAAACTGACGCGGAATCAGGAAATCGCAGAGTTCATGGGGCGCGTTATGAACGAACCGGATGACGCGCCGAGAAAACGCTTTATCTCGATCATCAGCAAACTTGACGTTGACGAATGGCGGCTCCTGACTGAAATTGCAAAAAAAATGTCCCAGGACGAATGACCGTCCTGGGATTCATTTTTCATTATGCAACCATCGCATGAAGGAATCTCCATACCAGATCGATTTGCTCCTGCGTTGCATTTTCTAAGAGGCGAATAATGTCATCTTTTGTCGACTTCTTTTTCTCATCCATGATTTTCTCCATTTCCGTCAAATTTTAGGTTGTTTTTTCGTACATGATTTCGTTGCCTGTGCCGGGATTTGATGCTAAAATTATAGTAATTTTAGAAAAAGGTGTGGTGCCTTTGGAATTCATATCTGTAACATTGGCGTTGATATCTTCATGCGCACTATCGGTGCTTATCATTTTACTGTTCATCAAGCGTTTGCGTCCTCACAGAAAAACATATTGGAAATGTATTTTGATATCGTTCTGCGTTTTGATATTTGCGACGTTCATTGCACCGAAAACAGCAGAAGTTCCAAGCGTTGATAATTCTGGAAAATCGCAGTCTCTCAGTGATACAGTCGAGGAGCAGCCAGCGGCTCCCGTTTCAACGGAAACCGTTAAAACCTCTGCCGAAGAACCCGTTGAATCCGATTCTGAACCAATTGAATCCAATATCGACCCAGCTGCGCCAGCCGCTCTAATCGAAGCATCCGAACCAACCGAACAGCCTGTTTCGGAAGCTTTTGCTCCCCCGGACACTGAGCCAGTTCCAGAAACGACGTCACAGAAATCATCAGGTTCATACGTTGGAAGTGTTGACTCAGATAAATACCATAATCCTAGTTGCCGCTTTGCAAAAGAAATCCTCCCAGAGAACGAAATCTGGTTTGATAGTGCAGAAGATGCACAGAATTCTGGGTATTCGCCTTGTGGAGGCTGCCACCCTAAATAATATTATAGCGCAATGTTTACACCCAAAAATAGAAAAGAGGAAAATAAGATGGACACTGTAGAAAGACCCGTTCCAACCGAAAATCAAAAGTTTTGCAAATTTTGTGGTGCGATCATCGACAAGGACTGCGTGATTTGCCCGAAATGTGGAAAGCAAGTTGAAGAATTAAAGTCCGAGCAGCCGAACGTCGTAATCAATAACACGAACACAAATGCGAACGTGAATACTATCCGCGGGTATGGTCGTCCGAAGAACAAATGGGTTTCATTCTTCCTTTGCCTTTTCTTCGGTATGATCGGTGCGCATAAATTCTATGAGGGAAAAGTTGGAACAGGAATCCTGTATCTCTTTACACTTGGGTTGTGCGGGATTGGATGGGTCATTGACACTATCGCAATCTTGCTGAAGCCGAATCCTTATTACGTCTAACTCATAAACTTAGAGTTCTGCCACTGCTCCTGCTTTTCGCCGCCTACATCCGAGACGCAGGAAAAGAGCATGGGCGCTCCTTTGATGTAGTCCAGGCTCAGACTGTGGACGTCTTTGAAAAGCGCCCCGTCTACGATGATGTTTACTTTCCCGTTTTCAAAGCGAATATTGATGCTCTGCATTTGGTGTACCTCCATATTTTAGAACGTTCGTTCAATAATTTCAATTTGGAATCTTCCACAAAGAACACCTTGCATTTTCTTCGTCCGGTAACCCTCGTAAGCGGCAATTATGGGACAGACTATTTTGTATAATGGAATGTTTAAGATCGCCCCACCGTCGCTCCACCGGCTGTGGGGCTTTTTCATGCGCCTGTAACCAGCATAGCAAAAGCGGCAGAAATGTCCACCCTCAAATTGGTAAAATCATACCAGTGGCGGAAGAATCAGCGAAATATATGTGAAAATGGAGGTATATCATGTCAGCAATTCAGGAACTCGCCCCATATATTTCTGCATATCAGGGGAACATCAAGCGGGCGAAAGAAGATCAGCATTACACCATCGATAGACTTGTCGAGGAATCCGGCGTTTCCAGATCGGCTGTGACGAAGCTCTGCGCAGGAACACAGCAAGACCCAAAACTGTACAATTCTGCCGCGCTGTGCCTTGTTCTCGGGCTGTCACTGGATGAACTGTTCGGGCTTGTCCAGCCCGCAGAAAGCCCGGAAGAACTGACCGAGCAGATTCATCATGTCGAGATCGAAAACGCCAAGCTGGAAGCAACAACAGCCGCGCAGAGCGCACAGATAAGGTCTACACATACAATGTGTTACGTCCTCGCCCTGTTTTGTATGCTGCTCTCCTTTTCTCTGATTGCCTGCCTTGTGACGGATGCGCAGATTCGGAGCACAGGTCTCATTCGCGATGGAGATTTGTCCGTAGCTGCATGGATTTGCATTGCCCTGATCGTAGGTTCAGCGCTGGCTTCGGCAATTACTTTCTATGCAATCCGAAAAGAACGTGGAGGGAAACATGGAGTGCATCAAGTGTAAAAAGGATATACCAGACGGTTCTGTGTTCTGCTGCTGGTGTGGGAAACAGCAGCAAACGCCACAACGAAAGGCTTTGAAGCGTGCAAACGGTACGGGGACAGTTTACAAGCTGCAAGGCAGGCGTACGCGCCCGTGGGTAGCCGCAAAAGGAAAAACCATAATTGGATACTACGATAAAAAAACAGCCGCCCTCGACGCGCTGGCGCGGCTACAAGGGCGGAGTATCGACGAAATATATAACTGGACCTTCAAGCAGGTTTACGAAGCATGGAAGGATGAACACTTCCGCGATATCGGCGCGAAGGGAATAGAGTCTTACGAACGCGCATATGACGTTTTTGAACCATTGCATGACAGAAAATTTCGCGAACTGCGGACCGCTGATTACCAGATTGTCATAGACAAGTACAGCGATAAGTCCCACTCGCTACTGTCGAAGTTCAAGCAACTTGCAACGCAGATGTCACAGTGGGGAATCCGGCAGGAACTCATAACGACAAACTTCGCTTCGTTCATTAAACTGCCCGAGAATGTGAAGAAAGAAAAAGAGATCTTCTCAGAAGAGGATATCCAGAAGCTTGAAGCGGACGGTTCCCAGGCAGCCAAACTTACCCTGATGATGGCCTATACCGGTATGCGAATCGGTGAGCTGTTCGGGCTTAGAACCGAAAATGTCCATGAAACCTATGTGATCGGCGGGGAAAAGACAGAAGCAGGCAGGAACAGAATAATCCCAATCCGTTCCGAAGGGCGTAAATATTTCGCAGAATTCAAAGAGCGTGCAAAAGGCGAACTTCTGATCTCTGGGTATTCCGGGCAAAAAGTCATTGCAAATTTTCGAAAGCGTGACTACTACCCGCTTTTGGAGCGGCTCGGAATCTCCAAGAAAACACCACACGCAACAAGGCACACATTCGCAAGCTGGGCTGTAGCAAACAATATCAAGCCTGAACTCCTGCAAAAAATGCTCGGGCATGCAGACTATTCCACGACCGCAAACATCTATGAGCACTTTGACATTGACCAACTTGTGAATGCGATAGATGCGCCTGTTACTAACACGTTACTAACAAACCAAAAATCAGCGAAAAAGAAAAAGCCCTGAAACCTTTGAGATTTCAAGGCTTTTTTGGTGGAGACTAATGGACTCGAACCATCGACCTCCTGCGTGTGAAGTAGACCTTCTGAAATTTCCTAAACTTTTTAAGCATGTTTTCAGACGTTTTTAGACGTTTTCAAATTGGATATCAAATCTCAGACGTTTTCAGATTTTTTCAGATTTTTTCGGTTACTAACAAATAGCTAACACGGTTACTAACACTAGACACGTTTTATCTTCTGCATAACAGAGTTATAAACCTTGCTGTTTACCATCGCAAGTGTATCCATGAGTTCATCAACGACCGTCCAAGCCTTTGCCGGGTCTTTCCCGGCTACCGCAAGCAAAAACTCGCTGTCCCCGTACTCGCCCACAGTAGCCGGTTCTGCGGTCACAGGGGCGGGAGCGCCGGAGTAGTAACCCACATACCTACCGCCGTCGCCCCGTTCCTCTTCCTGCATCTTGTCACGTATCACATACAAACTCGCCAGTTTGGCATAGTTGGAATAGCTGGATTCATCGAATTCCAGTTTTGCAATTGCCGCTCGAATTTCGGCTTTATCCAGCATACGTCCACCTCCTATGCCCGGTCGATCTGCTCCATGCAGCGGCGGATAGCATCGCGCGTCTTATCATCGTCCGCGTCGCGCATCATGTCTTCCAGCGTCGAGCGCATATGTTCTCGAGCATCTGTCCGGCTGTATCGCCCCATAGAATCGCGATGCCTGCCACGGTACGAACTACCACGGCCATATGTGCCGCGCATATCCGCTTCCCACTCGCCGCTGCGAGAGTACCCGCCGTCCTCGAACATTTCAATTTTGTATGTGTTCTTGATGGAACTTGTCAGCTTCTGGATTGCGTCCAGGTCACCGGCGGACATTTCGCGTTTATCGGCGATTTCGTCCAGCTCTTTGCAGAGCATTTCCCGAAGGTTTCTCAAATCGTACATATTGCATCCTCCTTTCACGATACGCGCTCGACGATCATATTGCTATTTGCAAAGCTGATCGCCTGTGCACTGGTGTTCTTTGCTGCTACAGTCAGGCAGCAGCCGCGCGGAACTTCCACGAATGCAGAAACGTAGATGTTGAAATAGTTCTCTACAGCAGCTGGCGTCACGATCGCTGTAGCACTGTTCAAAGCCTCCCCGTTGATGGCGAGCGCGGCGGTGATAGCTCCAACTGTTCCGCCTGTAGGGACGGCGATATTCGCGCCAAAAGATACGCGGAACTTCGCCTTACACTGCTGCGTAAGCCCACGAAACGTAACAAGTCCGCTTCCGTCACGGTGGACGATGCACGGTTTGCCACAAGCCGACGTGGAAATTAGAGGGACGTTCTGCCCGGCGGCAACAGTTTGAATCCCAGATGATGTAAATTCAGCCATAAAATCATTCCTTTCTAAATGCGTCGAATTCGACACGGTTAAAAAATAGCGGCGGGACGATTGCCCCGCCGCGTTTCTTGAGTATCGGCAAGGAACCGATCATTTTCGTGAAGTCACGAAAAAGCTCTACGTTATGGAGTTAAGCGCAGTTGCCGCAGCCGTAGTTATAGCCGCTATTGCAGCCTGCAAACTGGTACGGAGCCGGTACCGCGAACGACGGGACCGGACGCGGGTTATAATACGCCAGCTGCCCACTTACGTAGGACTTGAGCGTATCGTTCTGCGCCGCCTGAGAAGCCGCCAGCTGCGCCGCAAAGAGCTGCTGGTTCTGCTCGGCAATCTTCGCGTCCTTTGCAGCCAGTTCCTGCGCCGTCAATCTCTGGTCAATGCTGCGGAAGCCGCAGTTCATCGCGTCGATGATGTCGCGAGTGCTGTTCTGCACGGTGTTTCTGGTGTCGCAAGCCTGCGAAGCCATGTCATACCGCACCTGCGCAACGGCTGCGCGATTTTCGCAGCAGCACTCCTGCGCCTGCATCGCCATGTTGTTGAGCTGCTGCATCAAGGCTGCCTGCTGGTTGCAGCGGGAAAGCTCCGCATTACCGAACCCCGTAAGTAGGGAGTTGTTCACGGCATAGAAGCCATCGCACAGCCCGCCGTTGATGAGGTCCATCTTGCGTTCGATGTTTGCGAAGTCGGAAGCCAGAACATAGCCGTCAACTACTCCGCCGGAATTGCCGCGGTTATTGCCGAAGCCATTACCGCCCCAGCCACAGAACAGGGCGAGGAACAGGATAATGAACCACCACCCGCCATCGCCTCCGAATCCGCCCCAGCCGCCGGAGCTGCCGGAAGGGGATACGTTCATGGTCGGCTGAATGCCGCCATCAGAAAGACTCATAATCATTTCTCCTTTCGTAGATTTTGAAATTTATCTCAATCGTGCGCACGAATTGAAATCTTAATTATCCAAGAAGCTGTTGAAACTGGCTTGCCGCCTGTTGTAGCTGGTTCAACTGCTGCTGCGAGATTTTCCCAGACTGTACCAGCTTCTCAACCTCCGCCCTCGGGTCGCCCTGAAAGCTCTGCTTGAACTGCTGAAACTGCCGCACCATATTTTGAAACTGCCCCATAGCCCCGGGCATCTGCCCGCCGCCGAGTGCATTAAACAGTGGGTTCATTGTCTGCCTCCTTCGCTTTTCTCACAGGCTTTACGCTCAGAGCCGCCACCTTCGCAGCCAGTTCGTCGAAATCCTTGCGGGTCACGTATTCCACCGTAGGCACTGTTTGCGGCGCTGTGTGGCTCACAGGGGCTGTAGAGCGCTCTACAAGGTCATACGTTGTCATTGCTGGTTTACCGCTTGCGTCGGCTTGCTTGACGTACACAACCGGCGCGTTCATATCCCAGAGCGTGACGGCGTTATTCGGCGCGACAATAAATTCGTTTGCCGCCTTTTCGTTCGGAACCCATATGATGGACTGTCCCCCGCTCGGCTGCTGTGGCTGAGGTTGCGGAGTCGGATACTGCGCCAACGGCGCAGGCTGATACTGTGGACGCATCATTGGTTCCTGCATCATGGGCGGTTGATTGTAAATCGGCTGCTGATACACATAAGGCTGTTGTCCAAACATCATTTATCCTCCTTTTCCCAGTAGAACAGCGGAATCTCGTTTTCGGTGTTCCATGTATCAAAAATTGTCCCGTTTTCCACGCACACAACGTGGCTTGATAGCGCCAGCACATACACGCCGCGCGGGTGGTCCGCGCAAAAGTCCGCGACGGTGTAGCAGTCCGGGCACGTATTCGGCACAACGCTCCGGGTAAATCCCTGCTGCCGGAGGTACGCGCCCCAGACACTGTTTGCCGACGGCATGTCGCCCATTTTCAGCCCCTGCAGGCAAAGCCCGACGTATGTTTCATCCCAGCTCTTGCCCGTCGCCTTTGAAATTGCCCGGACGGTACAGTCTCCGACTTGTTTCCCTTCCGGGTTTGGATTGAAATAAGAAAAGCCCATACCGAACACTCCTTTGATGTGTCCAGTATGGGCTTTTTCGTATTTTCGTGTGCCTCAGTTGTGCATCACTTAGCTATACAGTTTGCTCGACGTGTCTCTCATGCGCTGCATAATCCCAGGGAGGCGTCTTTGCACCGTCGCCCTGCCAAGATACAGTTCCGTCGCAACGTCCACTTGTGGAAGCTTATCCACAAAGTAGAGCTTCGCAATCTTTTCGTCTTCCCGACCAAGATTCGCCTGATGAATGACCGCTTCCATGTCCCGGCGCATCAGTCCGCCAAGCTCCGGCGGTAATTTGCATCTGGCTTGTGGAGCCATAGCCTCGCCCCCTTACTTCATCGCCTTTGCGAGCTTTTTGAGAAGATCGTCGCCGTACTTATAGGCGGCGAGATAATCAATCGTGCCGTCGGTCAAGCCGGCTTTCTGCCGGATGGTCTTTTTTGCTTCTTCAACCTCGGCATCAACCTTCACGGTATCGTATTCCACCCACGGGAGCTTTCCGTGCTTCTGCCACTTGCGGGCGTGGTAGCCTGCCTTCGTGCCGATGTTCTGGATGGCGGTGATCTGTGCGCCGTTGTCCCAGATCGGGGTGCATTCGACCGCCAGACCGTCACCGATGTACATGCCCCAGTGGCCTGGCATCCAGAGTCCCTCGCCGGGAATCAGCTTGTCCCAGCCGATGCCGGACACGGCGTAGCACTTGGCGATCATGCCGTCGGCGGAGACATCCGGCACGCTGTTCGAGGCGTATCTTGCACCGCCGTAGTAGGCGTTTTTGTTGCCGTTCCAGCCCCAGAGGATGCCCTTTGTCAGGTTTACGCAGTCAAAGCCATAGACAACTTTCCCAATCAGGCTGCGCAGATATGTGACTCTGCCGCTGGTGTACCAGTCCGGGTACTGGGCGGATTTCTCGTCAATGATCGTCTCGCTCACGGGGGAGCCGAAGCAGCCCCACATGTAGACGGTCTTGTAATTCTTCGCAACGTCAATGTGCCTGCGCACAAGCTCGGATGCTTTCATCATTTCTGTTCGCCCTCCTGCGGCGTGCCCGCACTGTCCAGCACATCCTGCGTCTTCTGGGATTGGGTCCCAAAATAAAACGCGATGATGACCGCATAAATGGTCATAAAGTCCTGCGAGATTTTGCCCGCGACGGACATATAGGCAAACACACCCGTCAGGATCAGCGTAACCAGAGATTTAACGCTGAGCAGGTTGCCCAGCCGCTTTTTGATGTTTTCCATTATGTACCCCTTTCATTCTACCGCTTCGTTCTTTTTTGCGAATACTCGTTTAAATGCCAGCAGGCCCAGCTCTGTTACCGCTGCGCCTCCGGCGTAGCCGAGCACGTCGGACAGGTCGACCGACGTACCAAGCTCCGGGTTGCTTCCGACTGCGATTAGGACAGCGATGGTTTTCAGCGCGCACGCCCAGATCAGCACCATCGTCAGGAGTCTGAGCAGATAGATGACGATGGTGCGCGCCATCTCGCCTTTGCTCCACTTGCCTTTTACCCGCATATCTGCCTCCCGTTTTATTGCGCGATGCTATGCTCGCACTGCGCCTCCAACTGATGCAAAAACTTTTTCACTTCGCCGTTTCCGCCGAGCTTAACGTATTTCTGCCCGGCAATCAGGCGCTCTGCCATTGGCATTTCATCGGACATGATCGTCAGCCGCAGAATTGCAAGATACTGCTCGTCCTGATGCTTTTTCATGCCGTCGAGCTTCTTGTCGATCTCGGCAAGGTGGGTATCCTGCGTCGTGGCCTTGCCGCGCTTGCGCTGGATGGCTCCGACGATGGAGCGGATGATCTCCGCCAGCGCAGACGAGCCGATCACCGCGCAGATGATGGTAATAATTCCGGTGCTCACATAGTCCTCCTTACTCGACTTTCTTCCAGGCCGTCGGGGCGACCGTCGGGGTAAACACATTTCCGTCCATGAGCGACTCATACAGCTTGTCTCCCCACCATCCCTTCTCGCCCTTTGCAAAGGCCAGTGTGGAGGTAATTACTTCAGGGATGATTCTGTACCCGCCCCGGTACTGCACGTCCTCCCAGAGCGTAGACGCTTTGTCGGGCGTGTTCTGTGCGGTGTCCCAGAGGTCGACGGCGGCTTTTTTGATCTTTCCGTGCCAGTTGATGCGCGTGCCCGCTTTGACGAGGCTGCCGCCGCCGGTCAGCGTCCCCAGGAGCTCCGGCGCGAGGCTGACTGTTTTATCGTCCAAAGCGCTTGCCGCCTGTTCAATGTACGGGCGCATTTTTCGTGCCCTCTCGGTGTACGTCATGCCGTTTCCTCCCCAAGCAAGATTTTTGCCGCCGTCTCGGTGTCGATCAGCCGTTCACGCAGCTGCTCCGGGTTTGCCGTCTCGATGTCAAAATTGTCTGTGACAAGCTTATCCGTTTCCGTGTAGGTGTACGGTGTACCGGCAACGTCAATTGCCTCATCGTACTCTGCGCCCGTCTCTGCTTGCCGGATGAGATAGCCCGCGTCTGAATACGTCCGGTACAGCTCCACGCCGTCCGCGCGCGTTTTGTAGTGCTCTCTTACGATCATGCTCACACCCCCACAATATGGTCTGCCAACGAGCTCCAGTTTGTTGCTGCTTTCCACGCATCCGCAAGAGATGCGGGAACTCTGATCTCCAGCTGCGCGTGCGTCTGATCGAACGCGTTGACGTTGGCCAGCGTGGGCACGGCGGTACAGTGCGTAAGATCCACAAATCGCAGCGAGTAGCACCGTTGGAACACCTGAGCCGGAATGCTTGCGATGCCCCCGAGACACGTCACCTTGCGCAGCGTGAAATCGTCCTGAAATGCAACCGCAACAAAGGTCGTAGCGTCCGCCGGAATGGTGGCTTCCATCAGAGAGACGCAGCCATCGAAGCTGCCAACCGTACCGTTTACCGCCTTGATGTGGACACGTTCGAGCGATCGCGTAATGTATGCGGAGGTTATATCAAAGTTTACTTGGCGCACCGCCGTATTGGTTATGG